GTGGCGGTGGTCTTCGAGGCGTTGTTGCCTTATGAGTATCTGGACTCCTGAATATCGAATTTTAATAAATGGAACCAATGCAACTGGATTAACTTTGGTCGGATTTACAATTCAATCCGGAAGAACTGACATTAATAGCCAAGCACAAGCCGGTTATTGCAATTTGACTTTAATTAATACAGATAACGAGACTTATATTTGGACTGTGAATACATCAGTCACCATAGAGATTAAAGATAGCAGTTCAAGTTGGATTTCTTTATTTGGTGGTCGATTATCGGATATTACGACAAGCGTCCAAGCTGCAGGCAGCACTGGTTATGTCACCTCATATCAAATAGTTGCTATTGGCGCGCTATCTAAACTTTACAAGGCTATATGGACTGATTCTTTAGCTAAAGACGATGACGGCGACCAAATCTACACAATTCTGAGTGGCTTACTTTTGGCTTCTTGGAATGAAGTCCCACCAGCCGAACAATGGTCTTCCTATGATCCTACGATTGACTGGAATAATGCTGGCGACGTCGGACTGGGTGAAATCGATAGGCCGGGCCAGTATGAGATGGAACAACGTTCAGCCGACCCAATTGACTATTATTCAATCGTCACCCAAATTGCCAATTCAGCTCTTGGATACGTTTATGAGAATTCCAATGGCGAAATCGGGTATGCCGACGCAGCGCACCGCCAAAGTTACCTATTGGCAAATGGCTATACAGAATTGGACGGCCGCGAGGCATTTGCTCAAGGGATTCGTCAATCGGTCCGTTCTGGCAAAATTGTCAATAAATATCAAATCAACTATGGCAATAATTTTAATAGTTCGAAGTCAGCCTTAGATCAAGATTCAATTGACCTTTATGGCCTTTACGATGTGCAAGAAAATTCTTATATTCACGACGCGACAGATGCTCAAGCAGTCGCCGACCGCCAAGTTGCCCTACGAGCTTATCCACGAGCTTATTTTGATTCCATTACTTATCCCCTACAAAACCCAGAAATCGGCAATGCCGACCGCGATGCGCTTTTGGGTATTTTTATGGGACAACCGGTCAAAGTCACCAATCTGCCATTGAATATCTATGGCGGCGAATTTACTGGCTATATCGAGGGTTGGACTTGGACTAGCACCCAGAATGGCCTAAATCTGACTTTCACGGCCTCACCAACGGAATTCTCGGCAGTTGCTCAAACTTGGGATCAAGTTAATGTGGCAGAAAGCTGGAATAGTATCCTTAACACCTTAGAATGGCAGGACGCGATTGGAGTGATTAGTTAATGCCAACAACAACTAATTTTGGCTGGACAACCCCAGCTGACACCGACCTTGTTAAAGATGGTGCTTTAGCCATCCGCACATTGGGCAACGGCATCGATACATCGATGGTCGATCTCAAAGGTGGCACAACTGGTCAGATTTTATCTAAAGCATCCAATACGGATATGGATTTTACTTGGATTGCTAACGATCAAGGAGACATAACTGCTGTTACTGCCGGAACAGGTATCAGTGGCGGTGGGACGTCTGGCGCGGTAACCATTACAAATTCAATGGCGACCGAAATAACTGCTGCTGGTGACATTATTGTTGGAACCGGCTCCGGCACATTTGACAATCTGCCAATTGGAACGACAGGTCAAGTTTTAACTGCCGATACAACAGTAAGCCCATATAAGGTTAAGTGGGCGACTGCAGCTTCATCCAGTGGTCCGGCATTTAGGGCTTTTAGAAATACAACAACTCAATCTGTAACCGGAAACACTTGGACCAAAGTGCAATTGAACGCTGAAACTTTTGACACCGGATCTTGTTTCGATAGCACTTCAAATTATCGTTTCACACCTACAACGGCCGGTTATTACGACTTGACTGGGAAAATTACTGCGGAGTGTCAAGAAGGTTCTGCTTATTATGTTTGGGCGGCAATTTACTTAAACGGCTCATTAGCAAGTCAAGGCATTAAAGGCCCTGCACCGCAGGATGAAGGGACATCAATCGTAAGTGATTTGATTTATATGAACGGAACGACCGATTACGTCGAACTTTATGGATATGTCAGAGATGGAACGCCAAGCGAATTTTTCTACAATGGAACAACAAAAACTTATTTTGCAGGCGTTTGGATAAGGAGTTAATATGACTTTGCCAGAACAAATTATTGAATTTTATCCTGAATTAGCAAATAAGGATTTTCAGCGCGAAGGTATTCATTTGCAAAACGATAGCGATGATTTCGGTGATTTTATTGCCGAATGGAATTATCCAAAGCCACTTCCAAAAGGTCTTAAACTAGGAAAATAATGCCCAAATTATGCAAGGCTGGGCAACAACTTCGGGAGCAAATAGATGACCTCTACATCGAGCGCAGCAGAAAGTCAGACGGATCGATTGGAGACTCAAGACATTCGGCTCGGAAGTCGGATCATAACCCTGATGAAAACGGAATCGTTCGCGCTATCGATATTACGAGCGATTTGGGAAGTCATCCGGAAGAAGCTCACGCGCTAGTCGAGAAAATCCGCAAATGCGCAAAGCGAGGCGATAAGCGCATCAAGTATCTAATTTTTGATGGTCGTATTTCATCGCCAATCTTGAATTGGAAATGGCGCAAATACAAAGGCATCAATCCTCACCGGCATCACTTTCACATCAGTTTTACAACTTTGGGAGATAAAGACGGATCTTGGTTCAACCTCGAAGGAGACAATAATGAACGAATTGAAAAAGATGGCGGAAACGTGGGCGAAGACTTTCCTCGCGACGGCTCTATCAACATACCTCTCGGTCGGTCTTCAACCCGATTACATTCTCAATGCGGCACTTGTGAGTGTGTTGCCTTCCGTGATTAACTGGCTAAACCCCAATTACGAGCGTTACGGCAAAGTCCGGTAATGGACGCTAACACAATCGCTGGATTCGTCGCTTCAGTCCTCGGATCAATTGCCTTGCTCATTGCTGGGCTTCGTTACATCATAAAACTTGAAAACATTCCTATTGTGTCGCGCCTCGACAAGATGGAGAGTCAGTTAGAATTGGCCCTCAGTCGAAAGGTGGCAAAGGGTGGCAACAAGGCGCGCTAAGAAGCCGGCCAAGAAGGTGGCTAAACGTCGCAAGACGACTAAAGAGCCAATTCTTACAAAACTGGATTTCTGGGCTATTGCTGCCAAAGAAGTATATGACGCTTGCCGTCGAGCCGGTATGGACGAGGGTTCAGCTTTGGCTTTTGCAATGGATCGCAGTTCGTATCCCGATTGGATAGTTGATCCGAAAGACCCCATCAAGAATCCGCTTGATGATTTCGATGAGGATGACGACTAATTTATCTTCGCGAGGTCGAGTTATTCGAGGCGTTAAAGGCCATTTATCCAGACCTGACGCCAGTATCACCGACCGACAAGCACGACGGCATCACCCACGACGCATACATCGAACTTAAGTGTCGGCGCACTCATTACCCCACATTGCTGATTGAGAAGCGGAAGTGGGATTACTTGGCCGCTATAAGGGCTAGAACGGGCGCCAGGACGCTTTATATCAACTCAACCCCACAAGGGGTCTATCAGTTCGATTTAGGGGCTATAAAGGCCGTAGAATGGGTTGTAAGGCCATTGCCCGATAAGACCGACTTTGCCAATCGAGGCACAGTCGAAAAACTATGCGCCTTCTTAGATATTCGCCACGCCGAGCTGCTACTTGTCTAAATAGATTTAAGTAAATACATTTATCCCACTAAATCCATTTTCTAGGGTTTAGAAGGGAGAGTAAGTGATAAATAATCCGAAAGTAATTCGATTTGATTCAACTTCGGGTGCTTGGTCTGATGGCGCTAATTACGTTAAAGGCCAGATAATCCGTAGATACGCAATTGAGTCGCTTGGACGTAAGTCTGCTCGCGGTCGTTTGAGTCGCGAAGAAATATCCGCATATTGGCTAGATAGATTCGGGGTGAGCGCTGATGTGGAGTAGATATTCAGATGCAATTATCTGGGCCGCATATTGCTCATCCGTCTGGATTATTTACCGGACATATATCGGCATTAAAGCCAAAGCTTTCAATGAAGGCTATAAACGAGGGAGAGCGAGTATCAATGTCAGAGAGATCGTTAAGTGACTGGCTCTCGGACGCTGGTGACACCCTTGAAGACCGAGGGATGGAATATGGCGACCCGAGGCACAATCTTTTACGCATTTACAAAATCTCAAAGCTGCTCGGTATTCAGCTCAGAGACCCAGCTGACGTGGCGCTTATCTTTATCGCGACCAAACTCAGCAGAATGGTGGAAAGTCCAGAGCGCGAAGATTCGTATCTCGATCTCATTGGATACGCCGCTATCTTGGGTCGATGCAGATTTTCTACACCAGAAGATTGGGACGACGTTGAGTCTGACTCGCAACTCTAATCCAAGACAGTGGTGTGATGCTTGTAAAAGTAGATGGGGCCAATTGAAAGATGGATCTTGGCATCCATTGGCACAAAGTCCAGCAGTATGGAAAGTCCAATCTGAAACACCAATCCGAAGGGCGCAGGTGCGGTTCTATTGCCAACCTTGCGCCAATGAGGTGCAGAACTGGCCGGACGGAACATTCTGGTCGTTAAAAGAACAATTAGATTATGCGATCGAACAGTTCGCAGGGAGCGAGAAGTTAAATGTCGAATTACCTTGATGATTATGTAAGTGTGCAAGACCGCTTAAAGGAGTTTATTAATGCGTATCCGGATTACCGAATTAAGACCCACGTCCTTGAAGAATCGCTTACAAGTGCTTGTGATGTCTATATTGTTAAATGCGAGTTGTTTCGGACTGAAGCTGATGCTGCGGCTTGGACAACCGGATTATCGTCAGAGTCGAAGTCTAAACAATATAGTTTGGAACTTGCGGAAACAGGTGCTCTTGGTCGAGCTCTTAACCTCGCTGGCTACTTTGCAAAGCCAACTGTTGCTCCAAAGAAACCAATTCAGACAACAAAGCCAGAACTGGCTGAATTCGTAAAAGAACAACGGCCTAATGATCCCGAGCCAATTGTTTGGGATGTAAGCGATATGGCTAAAGAATTCGGTGCTGAGATAATTGATGAGATTCCATTGTGCGCACAAGGTTGCGGCCCGATGATTCTCAAGCAAGGCACAAAGGAAGGCAAAGAATATCGAGGATGGGTCTGCCCAGTCCCCAAGTCCGGCCATCCAGCTCGATGGATGAAAATCGGATCAGATGGTAAATGGGCGTTTCAGCGGTGATTAATGAAATGCACCCATTTAAGTGCGGCCCTTGTAAGAAGGTGACGCCTCATCGAGGGATTACCGCTTACGAGTCCGAGATTGAAGAGGGCGAAATGGTCTGGCTGATGGAGTGTCAGAATTGCTTTGAGCAGCGCTTATTTGATCCAATTGACCGAGTGATTAGTCGAGAGGATGAAATTGACCGATGCGACCAATGCGGTAATTACAAAATGAAGGCCGCTAAATGCCGAATCTGTAAAATAGCCAGTGGGCAGGAGCGCATCAAAGAGCGTTACTGGAATGGCAATGCGACACTTGAAAGGTTTATTGATGCCGATATATGAGTTTAAGTGCGATAAATGCGAAGGCGTTAAGGATGTCGCGCTTGGATTCGACAAGCCCAAAGAAGTAACCTGCGACAATTGCGGTGTGATTATGTGGCGTATCTGGACACCTACACCGACACATTTCAAGGGAGATGGATGGGCGAGCAAGACAAAGTAAGGCGAAGCGGCCACTCCATTGCATATATCCGGCAAATGCTGGAGTGGGGCTTCGATAAGGAGTTCATTGCCCGAGATATGGGTGTGAATCTGGCATCGTTAGAAATCAGATTAAATAGAGCGAAGAAAAGGGAGCAGAATGGCAATCAAGGATCTGAGTCTGAAACTAGCAGCGATTAGCCTGTTAGCAGACCAAGCAAAACGCTTGAAAGATGAGTTAAGGGTTGAGTTACAAGCTGAGATGAACGCTATTGGCGCTGATCGAGTAAAGGCTGAATTAGGTGATGAGGTGGTTGCTTACATAACGACCACAAAGCCAAAATTCAAGTGGGTTATCAAATCAGATAGAAAGTTCGTTGAGTGGGTAAAAGCCAATGTGCCTAGTGAAGTAGTTGAGACAGTAAGAGATTCATCGATTGATGCGATACTGGATAAGTTCAATTACTTTGATGACATAGTTATCGATTCGAATGGTGAGCGAGTTGATTGGTTGGAGGGTAGCGAGTCTGAGCCTTATCTGACTACAAAGTTCCACGGTGACGGTAGAGAGAAGCTGCGTAATGCCATTATTGGATGGGATGCGGCTAATGAAATAGATCTTCATAAAGTATTGGAGTTGGAGTGAAGATAGGTTCGCTCTGCTCTGGCTATGGTGGCCTAGATATGGCCGTAGAAGCCTATTACAACGCTGAAACTGTATGGATGTGTGATATTGACAAATACTCGTCCATAGTCATCAAAGAGCGCTGGGAATTACCTAATTTAGGAGATCTTAAGACAGTTGATTGGGTTGCAGTTGAACCAATAGACATACTTACAGCTGGTTATCCCTGCCAACCATTTAGCACCGCTGGACAAAGAAAAGGATTACAAGATGAGCGACATATTTGGCCGTATATCAAGGAAATTATTAGCACATTACAACCCAAGCGAGTCATCTTGGAAAACGTCAGAGGACATCTCACCCTCGGATTTAAGGAGGTTCTCAAAGACCTTACCGAAATTGGGTATGACGCAAGATGGGCAATTGTTCGAGCTAGTGACGTCGGAGCACCGCACCGAAGAGAACGATTGTTTGTCGTTGCTGAACCTTCCCACTCCAACGGCGAGCGAGGGAACTTTCGAGGGGATAGAACGACGGGGAATCAAGGGAAATCACAACCTCAGTTTGGCGGGAGCGGTTCAATTATTACCAACTCCAACAGCGAGAGATTACAAAGGGCCTGGAACGAGACAAATGACACTTCCAATGGCTCTACTACCAACGCCAACGACTCAAGAGGGTTCGGGTCAATGTCGGGATCATCGCGGCGATTTAACTCACGGGCTCAAATGCGACTGCAAGATACGCCGAATCCATTGGATATAAACAACAAATTAAACGCTAAATTCGTTGAATATATGATGGGATTGCCAGTTGGTTGGGTAACGGATTTGGATATATCTCGATCACAACAACTTAAACTATTGGGTAATGGGGTAGTTCCTCAACAAGCATATTACGCAATTGAGAAGTTAGAAAGCCTCTGACCTGCGATTATGTTATCCTACTTGACAACTATGTTACCATCTCGCCATAGCGCGGGCGCGGAGCTGGCCCTAAAGCGGAGGTCGAGGGAGGGCCATTGTCTTCGCCTGATGGCTACGACGCTAATTGCAGCTCTACTAACAATAATAAATACAACGCCATCAAAAGCAGATATGAATTTAAAACTGTATGCTTACAACCTTCTTACTTGGCAAGAATTCCAATGTTTTAACTGGCTTATACATTACGAATCTCGTTGGAATCCCAACAGTAAAAATGGTTCTCACTATGGGCTGGGCCAAATGCGATCTACTTGGTATAGAGACCTTAGCCCTCAAGGACAGATAAGAGCA